ACCAATACGCTGTTCAATGCCTGCTGTTGTGTTGTCATGCTCCCAAATATTCACCATGTTATAGTGAGTGCCACTTGTATCACTCCTAACAGCAAATTTATTAATAGATGAAGCTATATTTTCTCCAAAAGTAGTTCCCACACCTACTTTGCCACTACCTTTTATGACCATCCTCTCACCATAAGAACCAGCACCTATTGTACCAAATATCAAATCTACTGTTTCAGAACCACCACTTCTATCATCAAATTTACCTGCGATACAAGCCATTGAACCCATACCAGTTCCAAAACTAAATCCAAGTTTAGCCATATTATCAGCAGTTGTATTACTATTGCCAATTTCAATACCATTTGCACCAGCAGACGTTGTTGTACTACTATTAACATCAATACTTAGCGTTTGGCTTGGGGAGGAATCACCTATACCAACCCTGTTATTACCAGCATCAACAAATAGCATATGTGTATTACCATCTGATTCTACTCTGAAATCTGAATCAATAGAGCCATCATTAATAATTACTTCTGATGGGTGCATTGAAATTCTTGGCTGTAAAGTGCCTGCCACCATTGTCCTTAAATTTAATTCTGCATCTTCTGTTCCATCAGAAACATCAGTTACATAGCTTTCTACTGCTGAATAAACAACGTCTTGTGAATTGTCATTTCTTCCTTGAAAAGTAATATATCCATTAGTATCGTTATCTGCTGGTGAACTTGAATTCCTATAAAGCAATAAATTTGGGCCGCTATTTGCATCTGCATCTGTAGATATCAAAGAAAGCGTATTAGAGTTATCGCTAGTTGTTATTGTTGCGTTGCCAGTTACATCTAAAGTTGTTGCTGGGCTTGCAGTTCCGATTCCCACTCTATTATTATCACCCTCTACTACAAGAGTTGTTCCGTCTACTATAAAGTCGTCAGCAGCTCCACTACCTAAAGTTATTGTAGCTCTTTGCTGTGATAAAGATAATGATGTTGAAGTTCCAGCTCCATCTGTTACTGCTTCAACTGTGTCAGCACCAACAGCTCCTGTTACAGATAGTAAGCCTGTATAAGTTGATGCAATCGTATTTCCTGTTAAAGTTGCCATAATTTTTTATCCTGTATGTTCTTCCCACTTAACATTGTCTTCTTCGTAATTAAGTTGAGTGATATTCCAAATAACATCATATATTGATTTTAAAAAGTTTAAGCCTGTTCTTTTCCAACCTAAAGGCATACTATGCTTTCAATGCTACAATATTGGTAGCTGTTGTATTAGTAGCATTTACAACGGTAGCTCTTACTGGTAAAACTTGACCGCTTGCTACATTTTTAAATACTATATTAGAACCACTTGTAGCACAATCTAAACTAATATCTCCTCCTACGCCTATGTAAAATGCTTCGTACGTTGCTCCTAAAGAATGGTCTGAACCTCCATGTACCGCAGTTACTGCTAAAGCTGTACCGTATAACATTTTTTCTAAAGCTGCTTGAGTTGATTCCGTTGCAACTTCTATTTCAGCTAAATCAACATTTGCTGCCGTTGATAAGACTTCTAAAGCAGCTATGTCGGTTTTTATCGCATTTGTGTCAGCGTCAATTCCTGTTAGCAATACTTCATTGGCCGCATGGTCTACATTTGCAGCTGTCAATAAAATTTCTATTGCCGCCATGTCAGTTTTTATAGCATCAGTATCTGCATCTATAGTAGTAAGTAGAGCTTCGTTTGCTGCGTGGTCTACGTTAGCCGCAGTTAACAATACTTCAATAGCTGCTGCATCAGTTTCAATAGCTGTTAGTGTAGTTTCTAATGTATCTAGTTTAGTATTACTAGATGTAATTAAAGTTTCTACTCCGTCTACGTGTCCAATAATAGTAGCTTGATTTGCTGCTGTTGCTCCACCGGAAGGCAAAGCAGATGATACTATGTCTACTTGCGTATGTCCAGCTGCATCAACTAGAGGAACGGTACTTGTACCAGACCCATCGGCTGCTGTATTAGCGTATATAGTTACACTGTCATTAGCTTTATCTAAAGCAACGTCTATAGCAACATCGCCACCTTCAGTAGTTAAAGTTACGTTATCTATATCTACATTTAACGCATCTTCACCTGAGTTTAAAACTTTATTTAAAACTTCATTGGTTTGATATTTTCTTACATCTGCCATATTAAATCCTTTTACGTAAAGTCAGCCATCAAGACTCTTCTTGGGCCACCTGTTTTGTCTCGTTTTTGCATACCGTTTCTTTTAACTGACTCATTGTATTTGCCTTCATGTATATTTGCTAAATTTAAACTTACACTAGCAGCATTTCCATCACTTGTCGTACCCGCTTTGTCTTGATATAATCTAGCTTTTACATAATCTACAATGGCACTATGAAATACATTATCCACATCGGGTATATCCGTAATTGCAGATACTGCATTTGGCTCTGCGTAGTAATGAAGTAGCAATCCGTTTGTTACTGCTTCGTTAATAGGTTTATACTGCCCGTACTTACTATGATACGAACCTTCCGTATTTCCTTTTAAAGTAACTAGGCCTAAATGATTCCCTTTAATAAACCATGCTATATAATCTTCAGGGTAATTGTATGTGCTTGCCATTAGTCTATATCCATTGTTGGTATTTCGTTTTCTAAAAGTCTTGGTATCTTTACATAGACTCCTTTGGAATCCATAAAATCAACCCTAAACACTTTGTTTATTTCTACACCAGAATTAGTATCACTTAGTGTATACCATTGCTGGTCTGCTACCGTAGATGTTTTAGCGTATTCTACTTTCGTATTATACTTTCCCATTTCTACAATAGCTTCATTAATCAAATTCATAATATACGCTTCAGGGGCGTTTGGAAAAGCTTGTCTTACTCTTGATATAATTTTTTTAACAGTTAATGAATGTACAGCCATTAATCAGAATCCTTTCCAAGCAATCCTATTTGCTCATAGTTCTTTGTTTCATCTTCCCAATTACTGTCTATTGTTTTCCATGAACCAAGTAAATTAAAACTAGGTGCTGTATTTAAAGAAACAAGCGTAGAGCTTGGGTTAGTATTCAAAGCAACTAGAGTAGATGATGGTGATGTGTTCAAAGCTACTAGAGTAGAACTGGGAGAAGTGTTAAGCGAAACCAATGTCATGCTAGGGCTTGTGTTTAATGTTACGTTAGTAAATGCCATTATCCAGCCCTCATAACTTGTATGCCCTTATCGTAATCAGCTTGCAGCTTACTTTGTTGAGCCACTGTATGTTGAAATTTTTGTGAATTGTTTGCAACATTTTGAGAATATGTTTGAACTTCGCTATTTACTTGTGCTGTATATTTATTTAATTCTGCTAAAAACTTTTGCACTAAATCATCATTATTTTGTATAGCTGCTTGCAAGGTTTGTGCAGACTCTTGTTGTGCATCTGAACCATCTAATTGAGCTTGTCTTAATGCTTTTTGTAGGTCGCTATTATGTTTTGCCAACTCTGCTTGTACATTAGCTTGATACCTAGCGTTTTCTTTATTGTACTCATTCAATTCATTTTGTATATCTAATTGATACGCACGTAATAATTCTTGTTGTTTTTGAAGAGATATACTAGCCATCTCAACGTCTTCACTGTTGATAAAATCATCAAATCCTAAGTTTGCTTCTGTGCCAGCCGAACTATCAGAGCTCGATAAAGTTCCAAAATCAACAGAGCTTGATGGTTTTGTATATGCTGGAACGTCTCCACTAATATCTGCTTTGCTTACAGAAGCTACTGTTATAGGAGAAACACTACCACCAGATAAAGTCGCTAAACTTGGGGCGTCAGGTGCTGATGCTGAAATGCTAAAATCTGCTTCTACTAATCCAGAAAGGTTTTGCTGTAATGCTTTTATTGCAGCATATAAAGTAACTAAGTATTCATACTCATCTGGAAAGTTTGTAATAGTAGATATACCATCAGCATTTAAAGGAGACCCTTGATTGTAAACTGGTACTCCAACCATTTTAATAGTTCCGCTATTAGGAAAAACATTTATTTTTCCATCTTGTATATAATAAGCTGGGTCTGATGCAGTAGCAAATTCCATGTCAGAAGAGTCTTGAACCCTACCTCTTTTGTATGCTGGAACACGTCTACAAGGCTGGTCATCTAAAAGAACGTAAAGTATTTTATGAGTTTCAGATGAAGTGCTACCATCAGAAACTGAGACTTCATCCGCTACTCTTTCCATTACAGAGCGAGGCATAGCATTGATAACCTCATTAGCTCCCTCTGTAATAAAAGAATCTAAAGCAGTCTCGTCACTAAACGCCCCTACTAAGTCTACTATTTGAGCACTAAATGTTGCCATCTAATACACCACCTTTTGATTTGATATCATCACCAATAGTTGTCTCTTTAAAATTAATTAAATCCTTACGGATTGCAGTTGCAAAGTTAGAATCTCTAACTATTACACTAGGGTTATATAATGGTTTACTTGCTCTTTTTCCACAAGAACGACAGTAAAACCATCTACCCTTATTGTCAGCTTCGCAATGCTGACAAGTCATTATGCTCCACCAACAACAAGCGTCATTACTCTATCACCTGCTAAGGTAGCGTGTGTAATAGATAAAACTTTATTATTTGTAGAATCTAATGACTCAATAAAATCTTTTATGTCTCTAGCCATTGTTCCTACAGCTCCAGTTTCAATACCGGGATTTCCTGCGTGTATAAACACTTTGACTTTTACGTTGCTATAATCGGCCATTCTATTCCTCTTTAATTTTTATTCTATGGATTTTCGGGGCTAAACCTTTATACGAATAGCCCCACAGAAATCCAATCTGTTGTCTTTATATATTCAGACTATGAAGTAGTAACTGCGTCATCTATTCCAGACATACATTCTGCTACGTATTCACCACCGGTAAACATTATATTAATGTAATCACCTTTTTGTGCTGAAGTACCAACTATAACATTAGATACCTGAGTACCTATTGTAGAGTTTGAAGCATTTCCGCCTGCATCTTTCATTACCATACTAACAATAGCACTGCCAGCAGCGATTGTAATAGCGCCAGTTGGTGTCTCTTCTTCTACAATAAACTTGTAGTGACATCCATCAACGCCAGTTGCAGCTGTTGGAAGTGTAATGCTGTATGCACCATCAGCAGAACTGAGCATGAAAACTTTTCCACTGTCAGCTTCTGTTAGGGTACGTGCTACGGTAATAGGTTCTATCTTTTGTAGAAATCCGCCTTTACCACTGTTCTTTTCTCTTGTTGCCGCTCTCATTATTCATTACCTCCTATATTAAGGTGCTGTGTAAGCAGATTCGAAGTTAAACAAAGCGTGTGCTTCAGGTAGAGATACTTCAAGACCAGCTTCTGTAAGAACCATGTCTTTACGCAAATCTTCATCTGCACTTTGTACGTTTGTCATAATATGCGTGTCTCTGTTTACGCCGTTACCAACTAGAGGTCTATAAGCAACTTGGTCTAAGTCTACCATGCACATGAATCCAGCTGCAAAGCCTCTGAATAATGGCTCTTTAACTAGAGTTAAATCACCGTGAATGGTTTCAACCTTCATAACTTTATGCCCATAGCTTCCGCTTTCTTGCGCCATCAAAGGATGTGCAGCAGAGTATGCACTAGATAAGAATGTTGAAGAACTTGCTAGCTTGTTAAAGAAAGTAATAACTGGCATTGAACATAGAGCAAGTTTTGCACCTGAACCACCGCGAGCAGGGTCAAATACAACTTCTAAGTCAGCAAGTAAAGCGTCATATGTGAACTGGTCATCAGCTCTTGTTGAGAAGTAACCTTTGTCTTCAGTGTATGATAACTGTGCGTTATCTTTAATCTGAGACTGTGAGTTTTTCACAATACTTCCTACAATACCGTCTGAGTATCCAATACCATTAACACTTCCGCCTTGACCGAAGAGCATAGCTCTTTCGATATCTACTTTATGTTCTCTGAGTTTTAGATTCCAAATTCTATCAAACTCACTAGCGTAACCGCGATAAACAGTAGCTCTTGCTGAATTAGTTAATTCGCAAGATGTTTTGAATATTTGTGTATACCCAATACCATTGTCGAGTTCGCGAGAAAATGAGTCAGGAGAACCTGAACCTTCTTCAAAAGCACTTCCAATAACAGTACACAATGTTTGGTCAGCAGCACCGGTAGTTGAACCTGTTGCAGCAGAAATAGTACGACCTGTAAAGGTTGTTGCGCTACCAGCATCAACTGGTGAGCTTTCAATGCGTACAATCGCTGTTTCTGGTTCTTTGGTTGATGCGTTTGTTTCACCAACAGCAAATACCATGCCTTTGATTAAAAAGTCTACTGATGCCGCACCATCTGTTTCTACTGTGTAGGTAAGTGTACTACCAGCAGCAGGAACAGTGTGAGCAGCTGCAAGACGAAAACTTCTATCAGTCATATCAATCTTGTTTCTATCTTTCAGCCATCTGAACTGAGGGTCATCCGTTGGAACTTTGGCTACCTTGGACAAATAAACAAAAAACGGTGATTCTTCTGGAGCGAGGTCTGCTACTCTATCACTAAAGTTAAACAGTCGCCTCGAAGGAATCGTGCTGTCTATTACTGCACCGGGGTCTCCAACCTTCAAAGGATGAGGATTATTATATGTTGACATTATATAATTCCTTCCATGAATTAGTTAATTAAAGTACGCTATTTCGACTTCCCGCTTTTACGACACCTTCCCAAGCTTTGTCTACTCCAGATTTAGGGGAACTAGGAGCTCCACCTTGAAGTACACCAGCCGTTCTAGGCTGTTCTTGAGCTTGTCGTACAGCTTGAGCAGTCTCAGGTCCGTTTCCTTTATTTTTAACGTCCCGAAATAGCTTCACCAGATTCGATAATCCAACAGACTCTTTAGGTTGTGTAACAAATCCCATAAACTCTTGAACATCATTGTTCGAAAATTTGTAGGTATTACGTAACTCATTAACAGTATTGTTGTATGTTATCTCCTCTTGCATTTGTTGTTTTTGTTGCGCCATCGCATTGTCTACTACATCTTTGGCAAGCTGCATCTCTTGATTTAGCCTGAACTTAAAAGATGGTGACTCTGGACTGTAAAACGCATCCCAAGGGTTAAAATCTTCTGGTTTTAAACCTTCTTGATTGACTTGCTGTGGTTGTGCAGGTTGATTCATATTTTCCTGTAAGACATTAACGAGGTCTGGTCGGTTTTCTAATAGCTCACCTAGTGGCTCTAGTCTTTTAAGCTTATCAACTTCAGACTGTGACTTATCGTACATTGACTGAAATTTCTTAGCTTCTACCTCCCACTCATTTAATGGGACCGTTTCGCTTTCAACATTTTGTTCGGGAGCAGAATAATCTACTTCATCTATAGCGTCAACTTGTAGTTGCGCTTCTACTCCACCTAACTCGTTGTCGTAAGCTGCATTGGTTTCTTCTCTTACTTCTGATACTATATCGTTACCTTTGTTTGCTAAACCATCAGCGGTTTGCATGGCCTCTGTCTGTGTATTGTCCATTGTATTTCCTTAATAGATGTCTCTACGCTTCCGGAGCAGAACTAGCATCTTTTCTAACATTTGCTAATTTCTCGGCTTCGAGCTTCACCTTTGTTTGTAGGTTGTTTAATTGAACTCTCCTATCAGCTTTGGCGTCTGAAGCAACATCTTGTAGTCGAGATTTAAATTTCTCAACCTCGACACGTTTTCTGTCGCTAACAGACTCCCTTTGGGCAGTCTGGAGGTCTCCCTCCAAATTCTTTATTTGTTCTTCCATTGCCTGTATTTGTCTCTGTAATAATGCTTTTTCTTCAGTGCGTCGCATAATACTCTCCTTGTCAAATATCTCTGGATTCTTTTTTAATACTTCTGTTCTATCAACAATACCCATACGAAACGCTTCCATATACACTCCAAGCTCTGCCCATTTATTTGTTGGCAAAGTAGAACCCGGTTCTATTCGTATATCATGCTGTGATAAATTATGTCTTTCTTTTTTAATGTCAAGCATCGTACCAATTTTTTCATCGTACATATTTACAGTTGCTTCTGTTATATCATTATTAGCATTAAACAATCTGAATATTTTTTTGTAGGTATAATGCCCTTTAGATAAATTGTACAGTATTTGACCAACTCTATTAATACTAAATTCTAAATCACGTAACTTTGACTTAGGCCTTTCAGTTCCAAGCGCTATCATTCGCTCTGTACCGGCTACTGTCTCAGGAGCTTTTTCTGAAAAACCGTGCATCATTTCAGGCAGGCCAAATGTAAAGTCTATATAAAACTCACATTGCTGTATTAACCTGTAAAACTCACCTGCTAATGGTTGGGGCGCTGGAAAGTGTGGTTCACCTTGTGTTGAGTCAACTTCAATAACTGCATTGGGGTTAGCCCAATCTCTTTCTAGTTGCCCTAAATCCTCTACGCTTCCAAGCGGTACAAGCAGTTTAAGCCCACCAGATGCTTGAGCATGGGAAACAGCAAGTGACCATAGCTTATTAAGAAGACGTTGCATTGGTCTAGCACGCGATACATCTGACTGTGGATATGGTGTTTCTGTAAATATATTTGGGAAAGGTATAATTGGATAATGGTCTGAGTTAAGGATTGTTTCATATAGTACTATTTGACCAATACTTGCACATACTTTAATTCTTGTTTGCTTAACAGGTATTACTTCATATTGATTAACTTCTATTTGCTCTCTGTTATTCTCAACAAACTCTGCATACTCTGGCTCACTAAGTACGGTCTCTTCTCCACTTTGCATATCTATTATGCGATAAAAAGTAACCTTTGTCTTGTAAAATCTTTCTAATATTTGATATTTGTTTCTTTCGTAATACTCCAAATCTTTTGTTTCTGCCGGAGTAAACACTTTTTTACTATTACTATTCATAGCATCTGGATAATCTTCTTCAAGATATGTTTCAAGGTCTTGGATTATTCCAGTTTCCATTTCGCCAGTTTCTTCGTTTTCTTGCTCTGCTAATTCTGGGTAGAGGCTAGTAACCTGTTCACCTGTAAGTATAGTAGAAAGGATAATGCTCTCAGCATCATCGTACCATCGGTTGCGTGTATTAGGGGAAACATAGACCCTGAAAGGATTTACATATGTGAACTTTACATCGCCTCTACCGAAGTCTGACTCGGGGTCAATATAACAATATAAGTAACCCATACCTGTGGTTGCGTAATCATGTATTGCTTGTTTTAACTGCCAGTCACCATTTGATTGACCCCATATAAAACCCATAATAGTTCTCCATAGCGAAGCAACTTTTACGTCTGAATCTTCTCTGGGAGTTATTGTAAAGGCTGGTGAACGTGAAGTTAATACTGCTTTAAATTTTTCGATAGCAGGTCCAATTCTGTCCATTGGAACATCTGCTTGATTGCGTGATTGTAACTCATCCACCTCATCAGAAGTATAGTGATTACCATGATAAAAATCTATATCGTAGCGAGATTCAGTATCCCAAGTTTGCCTAGCATCTCTATATCGCCTATAAAGCTCTTGGTTATAATCTGCTCGTTTATCTTTTTCTAATACCATTAATTTTCTTCTGCTGCAAGTCTTTGAACAAGAACCCTATTTAAAAGTCCTTTTACTTGTGGATTTAGTGTTTCAGGAGCTATCATTTTTCTTTGTAACATCTGTCCTTGTCTTCTTGAAAGCGGCGTAGCAATGCCAAATGAACTCAAATATGCAGAGGTTAGCTTGGGTACATCCATTTCTGTTTCACTCATTACTCCATCTTTTACAATATATCTATCTGGAGACACAGGCCTTACTCTTTTTTCATTTTCTAGTAATGACATAAAGTTTGCCATTTGTTCTTCTTGTGAAATTCCTTCGCCCTCAGACCTATTCCCGTAATTTAAAATAGCCTCAAACTCAGGACGGCTCATATTAAACTGTGGAGGAAAGCTTGTAACTTCCCCTAGGTTTTTCAAACCTAAATCTTTAGCGCTTACTGTTTTGCCCATTAAACTATTAACATTTACCTGCCCACCTTCTTGCATTGGCATACGTTGATTAGAGCGAGGTATTTTAGATTGTCTCATTCTTTCTTTTAATCTTTTAATATCTGCGTCGGTATCTATAGGCTCACCTGTAAATGGATTTATGTCTTGACTCCTATTTAAAGAATCTATAAAAGCCTCAAAGTTTCTTTCAGCTTTTTCATAGTCACTAAGTCCGGGGCCCATAAGATTTACTGGAGGGCCAATAAATGTATTAGGGTTACGCATTTCTTGTTGTTTGCGTGGTTGTACTTGACCACCATCTTGATACATTCTAGGATTTCTTTGTTGCGTAGGGCTGAAGTTCATAGCAGGGTTCATAGGTCTTTGCATACCTATCGTGCCACCCATTTGATAGTTATTTATAGGGCCACCCTGTTCTTGCCTATATTTAAATCCAGTATTAAAAGCTTCAAGATTTTTCATATAGTCAGGAAAATTTTCTTCTATGTTGCTCACTGTTTCAGGATTAAGCTTTCTCCATCCTTTTCTTGTTGCAGAATAAACATCTCCACTTTCATAGTCTTTAGCAAAATGAACAGGGTCAAAAGGCTGCTTACCTTTTGCCATTCTCTTAACTTGCGTTTTATCACTGCCCATTTTTCTAATCTCTCTTACAGCTCCCAGTCCTGCTGCAAGTGCATTATAACTACCTGTTGCACCTCCGGTTAAACTGTTTAAAAGTAAGTTTAAACCATATCCTTTTAAAGCACCTATACCAGAAGCTGGCCCCGCTGAAGGTCTAAAAATCATATCATCATCAGTTGGGTATATATATCTTTGCGCTATAATATCTCTTTGTTGCTCCGCGCTTTTGCCAGTATTATACAACATATCTTTTCTTTTTGCGCTGTAAGGAATAGGTTTTTTATCTGCGTAAACTTGCCCACCTTCTTGCATTTTGCCCATAGACTTGGCTATCGCCATACCACGTTTGCGTTCGTACTCAGAAATGTTACCATCTCCATCTAGGTCTGATTTCTTTTTATTAAAACCAGTGCCTTGATTAAACATTCTACGGCTGTGTACCTCTCCACCATCTTCGTACTGCACCATACCACCTTGCTCTTTACCAATTAAGTTTTTTAGAAAACCTAATGGTGATTTTTTGTTTTGTCTATCAAAATATCCCTCAACTAAATCAGCTGGTAATGAGTCTTGGGGTGCAAAAGCCATTTTTTGCATTGCATCAAACTGCCCCTTTGAGGATAGCATTGACATACTATCAGACCTTTGTGGGTCAGAAAGATAGTACCTCATGCCCCCTTCTCCACCAACTTGGTCAGCTGGTATAGCCATAATAACTTGCCCGGTAAACATATCATCATCCCTACCTATGTCCTGAGATATAAGACGAGCACCTTTTAAGTTTCTACTTTGCACC